GCATCAGTGGTGGCTTCGTGCTATGTTGTGGCTGGTGCGCAAGCGTCATGGGCATACATATCCAGTCTGGGCGATGGGGGCGGATAAATCGCCGGGTCTTTTGACTGATTTGATTGAGGAAACGGCGCGGTGGATTGAGGTTGGCAAGGATCGAACCACAAAAGACGCCGCTGGCGGGTTTAATCAACACGAAGTCAATAAGCTGGTTTTCGCGCTGGACGTTGTGGGATCATGACCCCTCCCCTTATCGGATATATCACCGCAACCCTTCTTTCGTTCCATGTTACCACTGGAACGATTTTCATGTACGTTAGAATTTGGCGTGAGGGATGGAAATGGCATGACTGGATCGTCGCGGCGGGTTGGGCATGGCTTACTTGGTGCATCATCAAGGCGGTTTGGCGACCATGATGCGCCGTTTGCAGCGGGAGGGCTGAGGTTTGACAGTCCTAGCCGCTATAGGCGCGATTGCATGCTTGGTCCTATCAACCCTCATCCTTTACACCACTGTCACAATCATCGGCAACGTTTATGGCGGATGGATCGGCGCGCTGAGGTTCTATCGCCTCGTTAAAGGCAAAGGCAAGCAAGCGCCGTTCATGTGGGCCGTTCGCCGCGCATTGTCATGCTGGTATGGCCCACGTTTTGATGGAGAGTACGGTACATACAGCCAAGTGGGCGGACTGAAAGTCCCGCTAGATGGTCGAGATAAGGTTTATCGGGATCGGTTTGAACGCTGGTGACGCAATTGCCAATTAGCTAGGGTTGCGTTATACCCGCGTGATGACCATCATCTGCAAAATCAAGGGCCATATCGCATGACAGGGTATGGCGGAAAAATCGGCAAGGTCGTCCTCAAGGAGGGTGCTATCCGCGCCATGCAGATGAACGACGGTCTGGCCAACATCGTATCTGGTTTGGGCGGCGGTGTCGACCAACAATCCTATGCCCGATATTATGTGCAGGAAATCCCGCAAGAGCAGATTGAGGCGTCTTACAGGACTAGCGGACTTTCCAAGAAGGTCCATAACGTACCCGCGACAGACGCGGTTAGGGCGGGATGGTCATTCAAAACAAGAGATATAGACATTAACCTGATCGAAGGCGAACAACGTCGCCTTGGCCTTGCTGGCAAATTGCGTCGCGCGGAAATCCTGTCCCGCATGTACGGCGGCAGCGCCATTATGATGGGAGTGGGCAACGATAATCCTGTTGCCCCTCTTGATGTGGCGCGCGTCAAGCAAGGCGATTTGAAATATCTGCACGTCCTCTCGCGTCACCAGTTGGTCATTTCCGACCTAAATCTTGACCCCGGCTCTCCTTATTTTGGACAGCCGTCGCTTTACGGCGTGAACGCGGGCAACGGCAACATCATTGATGTCCATCCATCGCGCATGGTGCGCTTTGTCAATAGCGACCTGTCAGAAGAGGTTCTGTGGCGTTCTCAGGGGTGGGGCGACCCCATCCTCCTTTCTTTGTGGTCGTCGTTTGTCAACAGCGATACAGCGCAAGGATCATTCGCAGCTTTGTTAAGTAAGGCGCAAGTCGATACTATCGCTGTTCCAAACTTTACAAGTTCAATATCGACACAAGCTGGCGAAGATGCTTGGAAAAAGCGCGCTATTTATACCAAGCTATATGAAAGCATGTTTTCCGTTAAGCTAATTGATGCTGGAGACGGGACCAATGGCGAGCAATGGCAGCAATTTTCTGTCAATTGGGCCGGAATACCGGAGGTTATGGACGCCTTTATTCAGCATATTGCTGCCGTCAGTGATATTCCATTTACACGACTAGCTTCACGCTCGCCTTCTGGGATGAACGCTACTGGCGATAGCGATCAAAGTAATTATTTTCAGGCCGTAAAGGCTGGACAGGAACTGTCCCTTCGTCCCCGCATGGACCAGATTTTTGACGTTCTAGTGCCGTCTGCCATTGGCAAAGTGCCATCGAATAAACTCTGGTATGAATTTAATCCGCTGTCCGTGGACGACGACAAGACCAAGGCTGAAAACCAGAAGACGGTTGCAGAAGCGGCGGGAGCATGGTCTGATAGCGGGCTGGTGCCTTCGGAAGTCGCACAACAGATGGCGAAATCCTACATCGTGGAAAGCGGCGTGTTTCCGGGGGCGGAGCAGGCATATGCTGATTTTGAAGCTGGCCTCCTAGACCCCATAGTCGAAGAAGAGGAGGAAGCACCCGACGACCCCCTCATCCCCGTTGACGAGACAGGAGCCGCGAAACTCAACCGCGAATCCCGCCTGTTTGCGGCGAATGATGCCATAACCACCGCTCTTATTGGTGCGGGCTGGAATGGAATGGAAGCAGCAGCGGAAGCCAAACGTTTGTTGGACGCAACACCGGATGACGAAGGAGGCGACAGCCAATGACAACCCTAGGTCCAATCACAATCGACATACGAGGCGCTGTGGCAAATCATACCATTCGCGCCCGAGTTATCGGCATGAGGCGTTTCAAGGTCCGCACATGGATCGGCACGCGCCTTTTATGCCTTGCGGCTTGGGTCATTGGGTGTAAGGTTGATGTGAATATTGAGGAGTAACTGCCATCCCCCAAATACGTGATCTACTTCATGCCGACCGCGTATGGCGTCTCATGGCGGCAGGCCTGTCATTGAAACAAGCCGCTGGACTGGATGACGAATCAGCCAAGCTGATGATTGAGGCGTGGGATATTGCCATGGGTGATGATGATGGCGATGACGGGGTTACATTTGTGTTTCATGGGCCGTTTTTGGGAGATTGAGTTGTGATGTTTATCACCCTCGACAATCGCGAACGCAACCAGCTTATCGCCGCTAAGATCAAGGCATTTACCAAGATGATGGTTGAACGTGGGCCGAAAGCATGTCGTGAATATTTGGAGAAACTGAAATGACACCAGAAAACTTTACCTATTGGCTCCAAGGTTTTGCCGAATTGAACCAGTCGGCTCCCACGGATGAGCAATGGACTGTTATTCGTGACCATCTGGCGCTGGTGTTTAAGAAGGTGACGCCTGCGCGTGGAGGGGTGGTCGATCTGGGTAAGACGTATTTCGTTGACAATCTTAGATTTCGCGATGCACAGTTTCTTAAGACAATTTGCTGATGGCCCGCTACACAACCGGACTGATTAGCGAGAACAGTCAAAATTTAGTGGAATTGGTAGGCGATGGCGACATCGCTGAATATGATCCCACAACTCATATCGGAGCAATGAAAATTGCGATAATCGCTACTTTGAAAGAGTACGGCCCCCTTTCATGGAAAGACCTTTGCGAAATGTCTATTCTAAAAATGAAAGACGATATGGTCAGGTAAATGCCCTATAACCTCGCCAACCTAGCCCGTCGCAGCCGAAAATGGCGCGTCATATCGCCAACATCCGCGCTCGCGTCCGACCTTTTCGCCATTGCCTTCCGTCCCGTCCTTACGGCATGGACGCAATCCGCTGCGGCAATGCTGAACCTGTATCCCGATGCTTTGGCTAGCGGATCGGTGGATGCTTTGGCGCGTGAGGATGAAGGCGCGGCGGATGACGTAGCACAAATCATTGCAGCGCTGTTGCTGTGGCGCTATTTCCACACCGTAGAGGGGTGGCACAGGCGCAAGTGGCTATCGTCGGTGAGCAACGCGGCTGGCGTGTCGGTGGATATGCTGTTGCAACGTCCTAGCGTAGATATGCCCATAGCCATCCCTAACCGTGCAGAACGTCGCGCGGCCAATGCGGCCCTAGTCCGCACCGCTAAAGCCGCTGTACGGGTCGCTGGAGGCGCGCTAGTGCCATCCGTGGGGCTAACGGGCGTGGACGCTGTGTTGGGTAACGCTGTGGCGTCTAATGTGGCGTTGGTGCGCAGTGTGTCGGATCAAGCCCGCGCGCGGATTGCTAGTGCCGTGTTTAACGGCGTGACAACAGGGCGCAGCGCGGAGGACGTGGCTAGGGAAATTAGGCGGGGAATGGCGGTATCGCGGAAGCGGGCACTTGGGATTGCCAAAGATCAGGTTTTGAAAGCCACCAAGGCGTTGAACCGATTCCGCATTCAAGAGGCTGGATGGGAGGAGGCTCAATGGAATCATCTGGCGGGTCAAAAAAATCCACGGCACAATCACAGGGCCATGGATGGAAAGATATTGCCGCTAAACGATACCAAGTGGGGGTGGTTAAACGAGCCATTTTGCCACTGTTGGCAGTCTCCCCCGCCTATTCCTTTGGTGTTGGGGCGGGGGAATCGGGGTTAGGTTGCAGGCCAATAGACCTCTTGTGTTTCCTCGTCACGTTCGCCGGGGCAATGGCATATCACGCAACGGACTTGAGTATGATACTCGTTGGAATACTCGCTCTCATATTCCGCCCATTCGTGGATGCAATTTTTCCAATCGCTGGTCATGCTACACCCATTTCCTTGCGGGCGCGCAATTGTTTAGCACCTATTTCTTTCCATGCGCCAAGGCTAGGATACGCATATGTATACCCCCGTGGCCCACGCACGCGAATTGCCTTAGTGTCTTTGCTAAGAAAGTCACAATCCAGCTTTTCGCACATAAAAGCACCATCGTTGAAATTCACCTCAATTTCTGCCATCTCTCTCACTCCATTCCGAATCACTAACCCCACCATACCGCTGGTGTGCGCCGTGTCAACGGGAATGTGCCCTAGCGCCAACTCTCCTTAACAATCACACCAGAGGGCAACACCAACAAACACGGCACACCGACCCGCCGAGCGTACCGAACCGTACTCCACGTCCCGCCTCGCTCCTGCTCCACTTCCTCACGCGGCATTGCCACCATGCAGGACGAGGCGTCCACAATCAGCCGATTACGGACAAGGTAGGGTTCCGCTGGTTCTGTAATATCCGAAGGCACCCACGCCCGCTTGTCGCGGACTACGGGTGGAAATGCCCTTAGCTGACCGCCCATATTGGCCCACCACTTCGCGAAGTCGGCATCCACACCGATACAGTCGCCATGGTTGAGCCAATCCGTTCTTTTGCGGAAACGATCAACCCATGCGAATGCGGCGGCGAATTGTTGGACAGTGGGGCCGTGTTGGGTGCCGGTTATGCCGATGGCGGGTGTCACAGCGCCACATAACTCCCATAGCCGCGATATTGCATTTCCAGTTGGATGGCTTCTATGAGAAAGCAGCCGGGGTCAAAATCCTCCTCATCCATGGCGAAGTCCCATAACTTGCGAAGGTGATGCGTTTCCATGCCTTCAACCCATCCATTCAATCGCGGACCTTGCTCGGGCCATCCTTCTGGCTTGTGCCACATGGGGCGTAGGGTCATGTTGATACTCCAATGTTGCTGGGGTCAAGAGGTTTCCCATCATCCGCCGATGGCGCTAGGGATCAAGGTTAACTCTCGGTTGCCCTTTGCCGCCAATGTTGTTCCGGCAAAGCCCCGCAATGATATAACTAGGCGTCCGTCTGGCAGGATGGAATACCAGACGGACGCCTTCACTAGCTGCCTTGACGGGAATTGGAGGAACCGTCCGGCGCTTGTGAACTGTGTGAGGTGGCAATCCCTCGCGTGAGTACAAACTAGCGTTGCCGCCGTTCCCGTAATCTCATCGCACTCGACACGCCACCCCTTCCGCGCGGTTGCAACTATCCAACGAATAAACCGCCAGACGCACGGAATTTGAAACTGCGCCGGATATTTAACGTCAATCCGGCAAGACGGCTCAGAAATCGCAAGCCAAGCGCAACGTGATAACGCCCACTGGCAGACGATTAGAAAATGAGCCGCACGATTAACGCCAGTGCGGCAAGGCGGAGAAAGTATGGCATGCTGATGCAAAACCATCTGCAATTCCCATTTTTACGGAATGTTAAACCGTGCCATCTGTTATTCCCCGATTAGCTCCATGCTCGTCACGTTAACGAGTACCACGGGTGGTGAGGATGGCCCCGCACCGCTGCCTAAATAATGCCGGGAATAGTGGTATCGCCCACTTACGCGCCTCCCGGTGGACGCAGCATATCCTTCAGCTTGTAGTTGGATATGCCTTTTCACTTAACCCCTAGCGCCGTGTACTTTGGCATTTATGCAGGGTCCGCCATGAAACTTTGGTGGGTACGTGCCACATATCTGCACGCCGCAAGTGCCGGATCGTTGCCTACGCCGAACCCAATCTCTTTTTCCATCCAAAACTGAGAAATAACCGTATTTCAACGGCATAATTGCAAATGCGGACATTGGCAACAATGCTATTAAAAAGATTCGGAGTATTGCTATGCGTTCCGATACGTCTTGAAGTTTACATTATCTCACTCCGGGTTGGTGTAACTTAGCCGCCTCAGCTTGCCGATTCGGTTTGTGCAATCAGGTATGGCCGCGTGGCGGGGATACGTCAACAACTAATTCGCCAGACCCTATCATTCCTATCCACATGGATGTATGTTGAACTAGGCGTTCAACAATTAACCAAGGCAATCTTATGTCGCGTAGAAAATCACTTGAAGAGTTTTTTGGAGGTGAAACAAAATTCAATATGCTCGAAATCATTGGAGACGCCCCTTATAAAAATTACGGGAAGTGGAGCCAGAGAATGGTGCTTGTTCGCTGCGAATGTGGCACAGAAAAAGAGGTGGGCGCGAAGGCCTTGAAAAATGAATTGGTTAAAAGCTGCGGATGCGCCAGCGGCAAAATAGACCGCACATTGACAGAGGCATGCGGAGGCCTGAGGCACCAGTTTTTCACCGTGATTGGCGAAACATTTTCTCCAAAGCCCAAAAGAGGGCGTGCCGCTCGTCTGGCCACATGCCTCTGTAATTGTGGGAATGAGTTTTCAGCGTCACCAAGCGATATTCGGTTCCGCAACGTGCGGGGGTGTGGATGCAGGGCAACAAAGCACGGACTGACTGATAGCGCGGAGTATGGCATTTGGTGCGGTATCAAAGCGCGATGCTTTAACCCAAATAACGCCGCATACGAAAACTATGGAGGGCGCGGCATTTCACTCCATCCCGAATGGATCGATGATTTTCAATCATTCTATGACCATGTAGGGCGGCGTGAAAATCCAGAAGATACTTTGGACCGTATAGATAATGAAAAAGGGTACATTCCCGGCAATCTACAATGGGCAAGTCGTGGGGTCCAAGCGATAAACCGCAGAGGAACTATCAATTTTATCGCCAACAGGGAGACATACAATCTTGTGGAATTTGCTAATGATGTGGGAGTTCGTCCGAATTGGCTTTATCATCAGGTTCGGCAGCAAGGAAAATCACTTCCACAAATTGCCCGAGAAATGCAAATGAAACTAAAAAAATACATTGAGGAATAAAATCAATCTGTGCCACTAGGAATTGCAATTCATTTGGTGTAAGAAGTTCTTGACACGGAAAATCCACCATTCGGATTGAAGTGCGAATCGGATCGTCGTGAGACAGAACCGCCAAAGGATTAAAATTGCTAGTTTCAATTGTGGATCGCATGGAATTCGGAGACCGCCAAACCACGGCGGACGGATACCTTGCGACCACAGGGAAAATAAGCCGCAGCGGAATCCTGCAATATGCAGGACATGAGCTAGGCAAACCTGAAATTTCTGTAATAAACGTTTATCGCGACGAAGCCGACGTGTTCGATGAGGATGCGGTTCGCAGTTTTGCCTATAAACCCATTACAGATGACCATCCTCCGGTATCGGTAACTTCTAAAAATTGGCGTGATTATTCGCGGGGCCAGCTTGGCGGCAAGGCCATGCGCGACGGCGAAACGCTGGATTTTCCAATGGTCATTATGGACCAAGCACTTATTGACAAGATCGCGGCGGGCAAAGTTGAATTGTCGGCTGGGTACAGTGCCGACATAACCTTTGGCGATGGCATCGCGCCCGATGGCACGCCCTATCAAGCAAAAATGTCATCCATCCGAGGGAATCACGTCGCTCTTGTCGCTCGCGGCAGGTCAGGCGCATCCGTTCGTATTGGCGATGCATGGCCAACCGAAATTGCCGACAATTTTACACCACCGAAGAAGGAAGTCCCGAAAGTGCCTCATATCCTACATGATGGACTGAAGGTTGATCTCTCGGATGCCGAGGCTGTGCAGGCGCTCGTCACCAAGTTGACCGACGCCGAAGTCAAATTGAATGCCGTTGTTGCTGACGCCAAGTCTGAAAACGTCAAACTGGCAACCGACCATAAGGTCGCGCTGGACGATAAGGACGATGCCATCAAGTCCAAGGATGTGGAAATTGCCACACTCAAAAAGGCACTCGATGACGCAGCGATTACGCCCGAAAAGCTGCGCGATGCTGCCGCCGCATACTCCGCCATTGTCGAAAAGGCTAAGGCTGTAGGGGTTTCGGTTGCTGACAATGCGAGCACTGAAACGATTATGCGCGCCGTAGTGGATTCCAAGATGGGAGAAGTCTCCAAGGACTGGAATGACAAGGATATTGCCGTTTCCTTTGCTACGCTGACCGCAAACGTCAAGCTTGGCGATGCGACTGACCCTTATCGCGTGGCTATGGGTGATCGCCGCGTTGTCGATTTTGGCGACGCCAAGTCCAAGGCACTTGAAGCGCGCAACAAGCGCAATGCCGAACTCTACGGCTCCAATTAAGAAAGGTTCGGCAAATGGCTATTCCTATGCAGGCTTCCTATCCCACTGCCTTTCTCAAGGGCGTTCCGGGGCAGATTGCAAATGAAGAAAAATATAACGGTCTTTCGCGAACCGTCGAAACCGCCGCTGGCATCCCCTTCGGTCAGCCCGCCTTTCGCGGCAGCAATGACCATGGCGTAATCGCAGGCGCAGCGTTCGCTGCAACGGCGGTTGCCACGGCTAACGCAGGCAATACGGGCAACGCAACGTCGTCCGTCCCTGTCGTGTCGGCTGGCGCTGCTGCGGGTGCATACGTGGTCAGCTTCATTTCGGCAACTGCGTATAACGTTACCAATGCAGCTACGGGCGCTTTTGTGGGCCGTGGCGCAACTGGTGTTGCGTTTAACACTGGCGGACTTAGCTTTACGATTACCGCTGGCGGTACGCCCATGGTTGCTGGCGACGGCTTCACGATTGCAGTCACCTATACCACCAACGTTGCTTTCGTGGGCATCGCAGTTGCAACGTTTTCGCCTGAAGGCGCGGCCACTGGTTCCACTCTTCTTGCCGATGGCTACTCGTTCAATACGACCGGGACGTTCGGCAACAGCGGCAGCTTCTATGTGCTCGCGGGCGCTTCTGTAAACGATGGCGACCCTGTTTATTGGAACTCCGCCACGGGTCGCTACACGAACACGAACACGCAAATCCGTCTCCCCGGAACGTATTTCGACACGACGGGCGTAAACGGCGATACCGTGGAAATTTCGCTCGGCAATCGCCGCGTTCTCGTCTAAGAAAGGGACTAGTACAATGCTCAATAATCCCATGTCCCTGTTTATGTCGGACGGAATAAGTGTAAACGATCAGGTTGCACTTAATTTTGCGCAAAACCAGCTTTATAACCTTGAAACTCGGATTTACGAAAAGAAGTATCCCGAGTTCGACTATCGGCGCCATATTCCGATTGTGCAGGAAGGTAGCCCTTGGGCACAGGGAACGACTTGGCAGGCTCTCGATATTTCGGGCGAAGCTAAGTTTATTTCGGATCAGAGCACTGATCTGCCATATGTGAAGATGAGCCGCGACCAGTACAACGCTCCTTTCTACATGATTGCTTCTGCGTGGGAGTGGTCGATTGTTGAAATGAATCAGGCCGCGCTTGCGGGTCTGAGTTTGAGCACTCAGCTTCCTTCCGCTGCTCGTCGTATTGTTGAGCGAAAGCTTTATGATATTTTCATGACCGGCTCGGGCGAAAAGTCGGGGCTAAGTGGTTTTGTAAACGATGCAAGTGTGACTTCGTACACCGTTCCAGCAGATGGTACGGGTGCAAGCACTTTCTGGCCCACCAAAACGCCAGATCTGATTTTGCGCGATTTTAACCAGCTTTTGGCAGGTATTCGCATTTCGACCAACAATATCGAATACGCCGATGCCGTTCGCCTTCCCCCTTCGGCATTCGATTATATTTCGACGGCCCGACTTGGCACCAATGATAGCGCCACCACGATCCTCGACTGGATTCGTGAAAAGAACAGCTACACGGCGCGCACGCGGAACGAACTGGATATTGACACTATTCAGGAACTCGAAACTGCGGGTGCGTCTGGCGATGGCCGTATGATTGCCTATCGCAAGGACGAAGAGGTTGTTCGTGGCCTCCTGCCAATGGCTCCGACGCCGATTGAAGTTCGCAGCCGTTCGCTGCTTACCTATGAATCGGCCATCATGAGCCGCACGGGTGGCACCAACATTCGCCTTCCCGGCGCAATGCGCTACGCGGATCGTATCACGGACGGTTGATCCAATGCGCGACGTAGTGAACTGAGTACAACATGGCGGGCCGCTGATAGTGCGCCCGCCATTATTTTATAGGAAAATTGAACATGGCGCTCGGCACCCTTACCCTCGCATCCAATACCGGCCAAATCGGACGTGCGTTTTCCACGCAGATTTTGGGGCAGACGGCGGGATCGGTGCTGACCGCTGAATTTGCCACGGATCGCGGCGCATATGTCGCGAATGGCATTCTTTTTGAGCCTGATTCCAGTCTGGGTGTTCGCACCGTTCGGGTTCGTGAAACGCTTGCATCGACGGGCGAAACACAACTTGTTTCGTTCGACATCAGCTTTCCGGCTGTAGCGTCGCTGTCTCCCGTATCTCTTGCGACTGCGACTGGAGCCACGAACACTTCCGGTTCGACCACAGTGACGGGTGCTGCGGCGGGTGCAGCATTGTCTATCGTGTCCAACCCCGGTTCCGTATTCTCCCTTGTGGACAATGTGCTGTCGTGGAGGTCTACGCCGAACGCAAATACGCGCGGTTTGGTTATTCGGCAGGCTTTGGCGGGTGCGTCGCCTGCTGCATTGGATACGTTGATTCCGTTTGTGTTTACGGGTGGCGGTGGGGTGCCCGCCGACTGGCGCGTTAGTTCGCAGGGCCTTAACCCGCTATCTGAACAGACTATCACAGCGTATAAGTCGATGCGTAGTCGGGTCATACATTACCCGCGCGGCGCGTTTCGCCAATTCCGCATTCGCTATGGCGTTTTCGGTGTTCGTCCACTCGCGGCTACAGGCAGTATCGCGAGCAATGTTCTAACCGTTACCGCGCTAACTACCGGGTCGCTACAGGCGGGTATGCTCTTGACGGCGGGCGTTGGTAATGGCGCTACGGTTCTATCGCCACTAACACAAGCGGTTGGCTACGGACCCGGCTCGCTTGGCACTTATCAGTTGACGGCTATCGCCGATGCAGCATCCGGCGCAATTACCGGACCTGCGTCCGATTGGTTCTGGCAGGCGAGCGCGGCGGTTGCTCAATATCGCGCCGCGTTTGAAGACGTTGTTTACAATGGCTTGACCGGGATTACGGGTATTCGGGACGTTACATTTAACGGCGGTCAAAGCGTGTTCGCCTATAACTATACGACATGGGACTATGAACAGGAAAGCTTTGTCACAGATTGGATCGATCGTGGTCGCACATCCGCTGATCCTATAGCCATTTGGACGGCTATCACTAATCCCGGCGGTCTTGGCATTCCGGTGGGCCGTCCTGCGGCTGGCTATACCGCCCGCAACGAAGGGATGGACTTTAGCACTAGCGTCGATTTCGTCGCGCAAGGCTCGGCAGGCGCATCGTCAATTAGCCCTATTGCCGATGTCGGGCAGAGCAACGCAACATACATCATCGCACCGATTGCCATCGAAACCGATAATGTCGCGGTTGAAACCATCGCATTCTTGAGCGACAGCCGAGGTTCCAACACTGGCGAAGGTGGTGCCGGGTCGCTTACTTTCGGCGATGCTCAAGGCGATACGCTCGGCAACTTCGGCGCTTACTCGCGCGGCATACATAACGTCGCGCAGAAAAAGCCGCTTAATCTTTCAAAGCCATCCGACAGGTCCACTTATTTCGCAGCGTCCCCAAACAGTTGGAAGATGCGCCGCAAATTGCTCGCTAAAGCGGATGTTGTCGTCAACGCTTATGGGCAGAACGATCAGACCAATTTGAGCATCGGCAACTGGGCAGCGACGACGCCGTATTCGCGCGCGGGCATGGCGCTGGTCACGTCCAACCGGGTCTACACAGTGCGGACGCCGGGAACGTCCGCTGGAACTGCGCCGACTAGCACAACGACAGGCGTCGATATTACCGATGGTACGGCAGTCCTCCGTTACATGGGTACATCGACAGACAGCAATCAGCGGTCGGCTTTGGGTATGATAGGCATCATGCAGATTGTGAACGACGCAATTAAAGCGGCAGTGCCTTCAGCGCGGCTTTACCAAAACCCGCTAGACCCTTACACTGATCGCGCGCCTAAATCGATTACGTCTTTGACCTCCTCTGGGACGACGGCGGTTGCAACCCTCGCGGACGTGTCTGGTTTTGTCGCGGGCATGTCGGTTACTGTCAGCGGTGCCACACCGTCCGGTTATAACGGGACGTTTCCAATTACGGCTGTGGACGGCACGGCTAAAACCATCAGTTACACCGTGGCTTCTGGCCTCACCTCTCCGGCCGCAGGAACGATTATCCTCTATGACAACGGGGCCAGCGAAACGGGACAAATTACCGGGTTCGGAGCGGCTGTTGCGCGGGAATATAACACGTACATCAGAGCGACGCCCACAGTAACCGGGGCTTTTGGGTTGCACGACCTCAACCCCGGAGTGGCAGGCTCCTCCACGGTTAACGGTGCCGCTGATGACCTTACGCGCTTCTGGATAGTCAACGGGTCTGGCAACGTTTCTTACTTCGCCACGGCAGACGGCATACACAGAAACAGCCGAGGCGCGTACTTGGCTTCGTTGAACTGCACTGCATCCAGCTTCGGTTTGGCGGCGTAAGCACTTTCGCACCTGATCCCCTCAACATTGACACCCAACACACCATCGCCTAACATCACCCTAATACAGGAGCAACCATGACTAGACTGCGCATTCAAAACAAGGCTTCGGGCGACCGTGGCGTTTACATCGGCGGCGAGCTTTTCTTCATCAAGTCGGGCTCAACCCAGACTTGGGACAATGCAACCGATGCTGAAGTTGAGGAGGTCACGCCTAACCGCGATTTCAGGGCGCAGGCGCATAGGGATGGCGAGTGGGTGGACCTGTCCCCCATTGTTCTGCCCGATGCCCGCCCTTGGCTTGCGCTGGCGACTGATGCTGCGGGTGGAAACATTCGCTATCTCGATTTGCGCGAGGGCGAATGGTATGTCGGCACCGCGCTATCGTCGGAAAAGCCGGGTGGGCCGGAAGGCTATGCTTGGACCAAGGTGGGGGAGGATGAGGTTGATGCAAAAGACTTGATTGATGGTGCATCCATCCGCTCGGACTTTGAAGCCAACGGCGTATCCGTCGATAGCGTTATCAATGTCATCGCCGGGCGGGTCGATGAGTATAAGGCCACCTTCGACGCCGCATCCTATCTCGACCAGAATGGCAACACCGTGATTGCGATGATCGCGAAAGATGCGCCAACGCCGGATCAGCTTGATGCGCTGCACGCCGCCGAAACCACAGGCAAAAACCGCAAGGGTGTTTTGGCCGCTATCGAAGAATTGCAGACGGCTCCAGAGCCTGATGCCACGAACTAAGGGCCATCTCCGAGCGAGGACAACACCAGCCTTGCGAATGCTTATCCTGCCCTTTGGGTAAACGCTGCGGCCCTGCTTCATTCATGGCGGCGAAGGATAGGAATGGTGCATTTTATGGAGGATTTTATGCGCGCGTTTCCGACTAAGGACGACTGATTTGCCCTACATCCTCCCCACGCCCGCCGATATTAAACTGGATTTCCCCGTCTTTGCAGACGTGTCTGATGAAGTTATCCAGAGGCGGATTGATCGAACCGCCATCTGGATTGACGAAAGCTGGCTGGAATCTGACTTCACCTATGCCGGTGAATTGGTTGTGGCGCACTACCTCACCGAAGATGGATTTGGCAAAGGCACCGATGCTGAAATGGCCGCGCTTGGCCTTAGCGGTGTATCTCGCCTTAAATCTGGAACGCTGGACGTGACTTTTCAGGCGTCCGCATCGCAAGGCGATGGTGATTTTATGTCCACCAAATATGGTCGCGAGTTTTGGGGCTTACTCCGTAAGAACCGGGGAGGCCCACGCATCGCCCATGGCGGTGGTTGTGGGATCGGGCCGCAGAGTACGGACATGCCATACGCTTGGCGTACAAATGGGTTTGGACTGTAATGGGGATTCTTTCGGGCGATGGTGCGACACTTTTCGGCTCAATATTCTCAGGCATCTACCTTTCCGGCAGGGTCTATAAACAAGAGCCGGTGTACGATGCCTACGGAGAATTGGTTGTTACGGAAGCAGAATATGACGCAAAGCTTCAAGTCGATGCGATGACAGAAGCGATGCGGCGCGAGGCTGGCTCTAGCGAGCAGGATCGCCGCATTATCATCCTGTCCACTAGCACCAACGCCCCAATCGACACCGATTGTGAAATTCTGTGCGACGAAGGTCCATACTCAGGCGTTAGGTTTCAAGTGGCTTCCATTGATCGCGATCCATGCGGGGCTTATTGGCAGATTCGAGGAGTACGAGCATCATGAGCCTACTAATCTCTCTGATCATCTGGATCGTCGTAATCGCACTGTTGGTCTGGGCCGAAGGATTGCTGCCCATCGACCCTACCGTTGTCCGCATCATTCAGGCTGCGACCGCCATCATTGGCGTTCTGTTGATTGCACAGAGGTTTTTGGTTTAGGCGAAATACTCTAACCCGCATAGCGAATATGGATTTCATCAACGTCCGCAGAATCCCAATCTCTATAATCATGTTCTTGAAACCAAAGGCGTATGCCAGCTTCATAAAGTAAGGCCGCTTTAGCCTTTGTAGGCTCTCGCATCAAAAAAATACGCTCGCTATCCAAATCAACTTGATCTTTTAGCTCTTCTAGCGATTCAAGAAACTCAAAGGCATTTCTTGCTTTTTCATATCGCCCTATAGCACTCACCCGAAATACTCCCTATTCACCACAATCCCATCCCGATATTCCGCCACATACCACTCATCCGCGACGTGGGATCGCTTGGCGGAATAAGACATGCGCAGGTCCGTGTTGCGGATCGTGTATCGCATGGCTAGGGTTTCGGCTTGAAGTTGGGTCATGCTGCGACCTCCGCATAATTATAGCCACCATGTGAGTTATAAATCGCAGTGACCATATACCGACCTTCTTTTTCATTCCAGCGTGACTTGGCGGAAGCGTAAGACCACTTATCGGCGTCGTTTCCTTCGATATGCACGCGCAGTTGGGCAAGGTCTATGCGGGTCCGCCAATCCCCCTTAAGGCTTTCCGCATAGGCTGCATCGAAATCCGCAAGAGCATAGCGTTGTTCGATATATCCGTTGCCGACATGACCCGGAACGATAACCTCATCAATCTTGCCGAAATTGTGATCAATCGCGATTAGCGTGGTATGTGTCATCCTCAAATCCTCCGAATCACTAATTACACCGCCATCATACCGTGGTGGGGAATTGTGTCAATTAGAATATGGATCACCCGGTAGGCTCCGCCCCTGCATTTTATCGGCCAAAACGATACGTCCTGCTAATTAGACGACGGGTGAATAATGGAGCCGCACGCCGGACCTGCACCGGCTAACAAGAGGGTTGCAATCTCTCAGCGATCTACGTTGCTTTATGCGGCTTGGCACCGGACCACAGACTTGAACTGTGTTTTTCAGTTTTGGAGACTGACGCATCACCATAAATGCTTGCCCGATGTAAATGGTGCTAGGACGTGGGATCGAACCACGGACGCCCGACGCTTCAAGTCGGCGCTCTACCTCTGAGCTATCCTAGCAATTTGATATGGTCGGGAATGAAGGATTTGAACCTTCGACCTTCCGCTCCCAAAGCGGACGCGCTACCAGACTGCGCTAATCCCCGTAGGGCGCAGCCGATAAAATCAGCTACACCAACTAAATCGTGGCTGTCGCGGTCGAGGTTGTCGAATGGTCATGTCCGCAACATAGCGGACTATTTCACGCTGTCAATTCCGCATCCATTGCTTTGATGTAATAGCGTTTCGCCACATCGGAGATCGGTTTACCCATTTCCTTAACCTCAAAACCGCTAGCGGTGATTGTGTCTGATTCTTCCTTCACAATGTCTGCAAAAACCCACCGCAGATACGAACCGATGTTTTTCATATCGAGCGTCAGTCCCGCTTCCTTATGAAGCTGGATACCCTGCTCCATGCGATTGCCGGTTGCCAACGCATCTACTAGTGCATCGCGTCCTTGAATGCGCTCAACATCAACGGACGCCAATTTTGAAACCTTCGTAACTGAATGTTTTTCACCCTTTACTTTAAACCAAAGGTCAGGCGTGGAGCGGAGGGTTTCAGTCAACATGCCGCTGCGCTGTTTTGGCGTCCATACAACACCTTCGCCAATTCCTTCGACGCCAAACTTTGCGCCAACAGGGCATTTGGCTTCAACGTCCATCGTGATTTCCACCATGTCGTTCTGAGACAGTTCAGGGGAGTTGAAATCAATGGTCGTTGCGTATGTCGGGAAATCGGTGATGCGGTAAATTACGCTATCATCGGTAATCGTCGGAATAACATCAGGCGAATGCCATTCGTCACCGATATAGACTGAGAAAATGACATACATTTTCGGCAATGATGCGACAGCCACGCCCTTTTGAATACCTTGGCCGCACCATTCACCAAAAATTTGCACCGTCGTTTCTGATGGAATTTCAAAATTTGTGCGCAAGTCGGCAAAAATATGATCCACGCCCGCCGCATTTTCTTCCATGACCATTGCCGCAACAAATCCAGCATTGTCGTCGCCAACTGCCAGCGTTCGATTGCGCGAAAGATACGAAATCATATCATTCGTTTGGCTGATGCCAGCATTGGTTCCGTGGAGTTTCACCGTTCCGACATATTCGATGACGGGTGACTGGACACTATGAAAGCTAGCGTTGTCGCGGACGTGGCGTACGACATGACGGAATTGTTCAACAGATGGGAATTTGTGCACTTGTATCTCCATTTTCGATTCGTCTTGCTCATGATAGGCAGGTCTATATTTCTGTCAACTAATATCAACCAAACGAAATGCCACTAACTCGCAATCGGCATGGATCAAAAAATCAGTCCAACCCCATTCAAAGGTATAGGCCAGCCCCCGGTCAATTTCGGGATGATATTTGCCCAACACGACTTGAACCTGCGTCATGTCTGCCACGGGCTGCACCCCTCCCGCCCAAGTTATCCATCGTCGTTTCATATTCACCTCCATGTCTCAACAGTCCACACCCCTACCGCCCAAGTCAATTGTCTAGTATAGGTAAGCCAAAGGAGGCGTTAATGGCCCTTATTGGTGGTGACAAATGGCTTGCTCGACTAACCCGTATGCGCAACATCGAAGATGAAATGGCGGATTGGGCAGAGGACGGGGCAAAGGATATTGTGGAGGAAATGCGCCGCCTCATCCGTGATGGCGCTATCCCACCGCCCAATCACGTCGTCAGCGCCCCCGGCAATGCACCGAACGAGGAATATGGCGACCTTGCGGATGACATGCGAACAGAGCGCCTAGAAGGGCCGCACGCCGTAGCCATAGCCTATAGCGATCATGCGCTACCGCTGGAGTTGGGCACGTCTCGCATGCCGGAAAGACCCTTCGCACGTCCCGCAACCGCCATTATGCGCAAGCCGCTCCTGATTGACGCCAAGATACGGGTGATGAAAACCATCAAAGGCAACTAGCCCTGCATCCTTATGCACTTCTCCAGCAGCAGGCTTTCAAAGTCTGTCAGTGCTCTGTCCCTGCCCAATTTCTCCAAACTGTCCAGCAGCCATTTGGCTTTCACCATTTCCCCAACCTTGGATTTTTCAGGCTTCATTTTCTTGCTGAGAGCCGTCGCTACAGCAAGCGCCTTTTCAGCAACATCAATCTCGCTCGCCAGCAATCCGCGAAACCATTCATATGTCACAAAATTGTTGCCACACTCCATGCATTCACGGCGGCGCTTTATGCGCGATCCATTGTCATCCTCCATCAACTTGATGGAGGCGGCTACAGTGGGTCCGCCGCACTTGATGCACGGCGCACGGCGCTTGCTCGCTGTCACTTTCGTTGTGGTGGTGTCATCGAAAGTCATTCGTCCACGACCCTGTGGAAAATGAAGCAAACTTTGTTTACGTCCGGATCGCCATTCATGCAGACCAATTCCCATCCATCGTCCTCCATGGCGTCCAATGCGCGGGGCAGATGATTGCGAGCAATGGTCAGGCCGAATGCAACGGCATGGTTGCGCCCTTTGATTAGCTCACCA